TCCTTAGCCACCTCAAGTTGGGTAGCCATAGCTAAGTCACGAATGGACTCTTTGTCAAGAGTCTTGTTCTGCGACAAGTGGAGCTTTAGCTTTCCTTCCAAAACACGTAGTGTGTTAGGGATGAAAGGCTTCTGCTCTGGTCTATAATGGGCGAGTTTCTGTAACTCTGAGTGTACAATATGTACAACATCATTGTGAACATTAATTCGCTCCAATATAGGCATAGCTGGTCCTGGTCGGACCCCCAGTTCTTCTTGATCTCGAGAAGGCAGCTGATGCTGCCCTTCGAGGTAGAAGTACTGGATAGCGTTTAATATACGCTTGCTATGCGCACTCGCGCTTATCGTCCCGTCCTCAGCCATGAGAGACGAGATGATCGGTTCGTAAAGTTTCATCCTCTCATCGAGGGTGAGACCTTTGGGGTTCCAACCCAGACCTCCTAGGAGTTCTGGTATTGGAGCCAAAAGCTTAACGACTTTCCTCTGTCTTGGTCTTAGGAGACCTAAGGCAGTAGGACCGATCACGCGGGCCACGTCAAGAAAATTCTTGTCAGAGACAAGTCTCCACTTGAACGATGGCACGATGGAATCTTTGGTGATAACCTTCCCCGCGAATTCTGCAACTTTGGTCGAAACCAAGGTTTTTGCAGGAGACACGGGGCACCCGAGGATTTCCATAATCCTGAGGTATCCCTTAGCAACTTTCTCATCGAAAATGGCCACGTCATCTCCTAAGATGACATAGTCCTTTGGTTTTGCTCCACAAGTGGACAAAACCTCATGATGAGAGAGAGCAAAGATTGGAAAGGAAGGTGCTAGCCCTAAGGGCTGGCCCTTAACCCATTTCGTGTATCTCACACGATCTAGGATAGGATCTTTTACGATCCACTTTCCCTCCGACGCGTTGATGAACAGTCGGACATCATCAGCCATTATTTTCTTCACTGCCGGTACCATAGATATGGAATAGGTAAGTGGAAAATTTGAGGTAGCATCGGAAAGATCTACAGAGTAGACCTTTACCCCGCGCCTCAAGGCTGACTGTACAGCTTGGACCCCAGAGAATTGGTTAAAGGTACAATCCGAAGGGATTGTCTTTAACTCCCTCAACAGGAGCTGCTGCATAGGTACAAGAGCCGTTTGAACAATACGGTTAGGGTTAGCAATAGCCCTCAACTTGTACCCGGGTTCTTGGATAAAAGAGATACGACCGTAAGATTCTGAAGGGAATATTCTTCCCTCATAATCTAGGTCCTTCTCCGCCTGCCAGGTGCTCTCTGCCATTCCTCTCATTACTGAGTGGAGGGCTTTGAACTCCCGGAGTCTTGGATGATCCAAGACTCCGAGTCTGGCAGCATCTTCCATGTGACTAGGTAACCATTCTGAGATTTCATTCTCAGGAAAGGATGTCCTAAGTCCCACCGGAACCCGTCGTTCAGGTGAGGAGGGGAGATCCATCAACGAAAGTTGGCGTATCTCACCTACCTCTTTGAACTTTTGAGTACCAAAGCGATGAGGAAGATCCTTTACCTTGTGAGGTATAGGTTTCTCCACCGCTGTTATAAACTTATCCCACTGCTTGGCAGTTGGGATTGGGCTTATAAACTGTGAGTATAGACTCAGTATGTAGAGGGATTGGGTACAATACCTTCTCCTTCTTTTTCCTGAGGCGTTCAAGGCCTTCTCAAACAATTGTTTGAAAGGACCTTTAGGATAACCTCGAGAATCTCGAGATATCCACTCACCAGATACCTGTTGACCAGCGAGCAGCTGGACAAAGTTTTGCTTCAGAGCTTTCAGTCTAGTGACTGTCCACTCCTGGCCTGAACATTGGCACCACTTCTCAGTGATGTTTAATAGTTGTACGGTCTGCGACTGGTCTAGTCCAATAGATCGGAGCCTCTGACACGCTACATTGCGATTAAACGCTAAACCTTTCCTCATATAAATATGATGTTTGGTTATGTACCGTAAAGCAACCTGCTCTACGAACT